TCCTATAATCCACTTGATATCTATCTTCATATGTCTTTACTCTTAATTTTGATATGACCAAGTATCTTATCTTTGTTAGCACCTTCTTTAATGGTATAGCCAGAACCATTCTTATTGATCTCAACTTCTTTTCTATTCTTATAAAGAAACTGATTGCTTTGTGCTTTCTTTTTTGCTTCATAATTTTTTACTATTAAATCTTTTAATCTTTCTTTCATAGATAATCCTTATCATCATTTACAACACAGTGATTAAACATCTCTGGGTTAGGAGATTGTGCTGATACTCTTTTAGTAAATTCCTGCATGCTTTTACTCTGGTTACAAGTACAAGGTTTTGTAGATTTAAGAACATACAATTCTCTCCATAGTTTATTTTCCATTCTACCAAAGAAGGTTAATAGTTTCTTTAAAATAAAGTTGCGTATTCTATTATAGAGGGATCTCTTTTGGCAACCACAAAGTTTTCTCATAAAGGCTTACCCTGTCCACGAGAGAACTTCTTAGTCTTATGGGTTTTAGAATGACGACCTGGTCTTTTTCTTTTTGTCTTTACTAGCTTTTGTATTCCTAGTTGATTTCTTTTTGCCATATCGTTCTCCAGTTTGTTGCGATAATAAACTTACTTTCTTTGAATACTGTGAACTGAACATTTTGTAAACATCTTCTGACATTATTTTTTCTTTATTAAATCCATACCTGGTTTAAGTCCATATATGCTGCCGAAGATACCTAGTACCAACCATTTATAAAACTCTGGAAAGTTATTAAAGTATTCAAAGAACATATCTAACTTTTGTTTTGCATCTGGATCGCCTGAGAAAATACTCCACGCCAAAATTACAATAGGCAGACAAACCATAATAAGCACCAGCTCATCTTTCCATCCATTGTTGTTGTTATCCATAACAGCTTTTTGGTAATCAATCTCTCCAGTTGCCATCTTAGCCATGTAAGTTTTCTCCGCTACAGACTCTAAGCGTTTGCTTTCTTGCCTGTTTTGGAAGACCTCTGCTCCTGTTTTAACAACAGAACTTAATAAACTTAGCCAAATCATTTGTTACTGCTCCTCATAATATAAGATAAAGACTTAGCTCTAGCTGGTGTTTGTTCGTGCCACTTGCTATCTAACATCTCTTCACTTGCTTTTTGGTAGTCTTCCACCTTTAAGGCTTCAAACATATTGTTAAACTTAGATACTCCAGTTTTACCTAATTGAAAACACATTTCTACAATCACACCTCGTACTATATAGTTTACAGGTATATCTTTACAGAGCTGATCCGCTCCTTCTCTAGCTCTTTTGAAATCCTTTTCAAATACAGCTTCCAATACTTCTTCAGGATAAGTAATACCTACCTGGAAGTTATCATCAGAGGTTACTAAATGTCCCCAACCCACAGTAGCATTACCAAGATGATCTTGATAGACAGTATCTCTAAAGCCTTCATGCTCTTTAATCCTGTATTTTAACTCTTCCATCATCGTAAACATATAATATTTTTACCTGCAAGTCTTTTTGTTTTTTACTAGGAGATCTATTGATTCTGCTACCTGCTTTGCAGTTATAGGTTTTGTTTTTTCTAATAGACACAGTCTTTACATCGTAGTTAATGTATTCTTTGGTAACTACATTATAAGAAATAATATCTATTGGACCAATGTTTCCTATAGCTTGAAACACAATGGTATTGGGAAGTCTAGCAAGGTAAGCAAGAGCAATTAGTTCAGAGATAATACCTTTGTTTTGTTTATCATTGATACCCATACACCACAAGTTGTATACTACATATAGTGGTTTAGTAAATAATAACTACTAGGCACTTTCTGTGGATTGGCAGACAAAAGCAAAGAATAGTTGTTCTTTATTAATCATGTCTGGATCTAAATTATTAAGAACAGTAATGGAAGTTTTATGACCTGCCACTGTACATTGTTGAAAGCTGTCATATACTTTAGGATCTTGTAAGGGTAGACCGCAGCCATCAGCAATAACAGAACAAGCATATATTATTAACATAAACTTCATGTTAATTACTATGACAGAATAAACTTATTTGTCTAAAGTTTTTTTAATATCGTTAAACCAATCTTTCCAGAACTTCATTACATCTGCATTGATCTTCTCTACAGATTCTTTCCATTCAGAATAAGTTGGTAACTTAAAAGGATTATTGAACATTAAGCCATTCCATTTCTTCGTTTGTGTATATTGCCATAACAGACATATAGTGCATGATACATGGTATTCAAGTATTAGTTTTTAAAGTAACCTAGAAATCCAACCACCATTCCAGAGATAACTAAAAGCAACCAAATAGCTCCTTTACCTCTATTGATGTCTGCTCTAAGTTCTTTTTGACCTTCTTTTAATTCTTTAATCTCTCTGCAAATTACATCTAAAGTTACTTCTGTTGCAGATTTTTTTGGCATTTAATTATGGCTTAGTAGGAAACTCTACAGCTTCTACCTCTTCTTTAGTTGTTAAACCTTCCGTAATATCTCTAAGTGCTTGTCTATAGACCTTTACATCAGCAGACATTGTGTTGTCAGATAACGCAAGATAATCAGTAGCAGATAATAATGAATTACGTTTGCTACGCAAAGCATTCATAGCTCTATCAAATGCACCAGCATTCCAAGCCAATTCATCTGCTTGTCTTT